ACCTCTTACATTAATTTTTTCTGTTGTGCTAGTTATTGTGCCACTAGTTGTTACGTTAGCTGCAGATTGAGGGTATTGTTCTAAAGTTAATTGTGCCGTCATTGTGTTTGCTAGATTGTCAAAGTCTGGTACTAATTTACTTACCGACATTAGTTGATCCCCGTCTGCTATTTCAACAGACCCTGTTTCTAAGAACGCTGTAATAGCTGATCCATCTGCTTGATTATTACCTGTTTCATGTTCGTATACAAAAGATGCGCCAGCGGTTAATCCTAGTATGCTAGTAGCGTTTGCAGTTGCAGATGCACTATATTCTGTGGCTATTGGTTTTTCATAAACATAAGCACCGAGCCAAGTAGTTCTAGCTAAATTTATTGTATACCAAGTTCCTTCAAGATAATTATAAGCAACTGCTCTATCTATTTGTGTTGCATTTGAAGATGGATAGTACCAAATTATTTCATTAAATGCTGTATTTAAGCCAACAGCTATATCATTTTTATTTGTGTAACTAATGTCATCAAAGACGTAGTCTTGCACCGAACATGGCATTTTTTTAACAACACCATCAAAAAGATAGAATGCGTCATCAGACATCCAATATGCTTTACCATTTACTTCTATGGCTGCATGTTGAGCTATCAAGCCTGCGTTAGCACCCAGTTGTCTAAGACCAAATGTAAAAGGTGTACCAACAAATTGAATACCATGTAATGATGTGTCCGTCCAAACTAGTATCTGACCTGTAGATTTAACAGCGCCAACGATTCTAGACCCATCAGTAATTCTCAAAGATCCAGCTTCGTTTGTAGCAACAGGAGTGTAATCTGTTGCATCCTCTCTATCTGAAAACCTAAATAGTAAATCATCTTGTGTAGCTGTATTACCAATTGTTGTCTCGGTTCCGAATATTAATAAATGTCTTGTATCTGTAGAAACAAGGCTAAATCTTGAAGCGGTCGGTGCGTTTGATAAGGCAGTAGCTCTGTTTACTAAACCACCTGAAGTATCCCAGATAAACGTACCACCATCTAAAACAGTTGCTATTAAATCCTCACCAAAATTATCTAGTGACCAGTTTCTACCTTCCACAACAACATTGGATGAAGATCTTGGTGTGTCCCATGTGCTAGCTCCCCATGTTTCAGTGCCCCATCCATAACCATAAGTGGATGAAGTAGGACCAGGGTTAATTTGATAAGAAGCATCAACTGATCCACCACCTGCAGCCGTAGTTCCGGATGCGTTTGTGCCTGCGTTTATTGTATAACTATTGGAACCGGGCACGGTCAAAACTTCAAACTCATTGTTAAAATCAATGCCATCAACAACATTAGTAGCAGAACCATTATCAAAAGTTACAAACGCCCCTACTTCTGCGCCATGAGAGGCGTCAGTTACAGTTACTGTAGAAGAACCACTCGATGTTGCAAAAGGATTAGTAAGACTGTCTGTTGCTCTTATTGGTGTGATGTCATAGACTTTACCCTCAGAAAAAATATAAAGTTTTCTATCCGTGCCTAAAGCCAAATATCTCGTGCCATCTAAACCTATCCACGAATGAGTGTCTCTAACAGCGCCCACTACAGTTACGTTAGGATTTGGAAGATTAACCCAGCCACCCCATCTTTCTGGTTTACCATAGTGAAATCTTACAAAATCAGAATCCACGTATTTACGTTGATCTCCAGCAGAATAGGCAGTATCTTGTTTGTCAACACCCGGTTTAAACTTAAGATCCACTAATTTCATAGTTTAATAATAAATTACTTATTGTTTTGAGGCAAGAATTGAGTTCCAACATTGCCTCTAAATGCATAATTTCCGTAATGAGTCATACCAGATAGAATATCAGCGTATATTTTACCACCCATATTTTGCCATAAACGACAAAAAGCGTAATCTTCTGACAGATATCTTTTAGTTTGTGGCTCTATCATAGTATCAAAAAAAGTGTAATTCCAATCAGATGTTTTGTGGTATTCAAATTCTTTGTCATGAGATTGGTTAATGTGTTGATCGGGGACAAATTTTAGCTCTGGATACTGCTGTGCCATTTTTATAAATACCTCTCTCTTAATTAACATAAATCCTGTAGGACCATCCATGACCTCTATAAAACCTTTTTCTAGTAGTATCTTATTAGGATTTTTTACGTTTAAGTTATATTGTAATGAGGCTGCAAGTAACTCGTCCTCAGATATATTAGGGTTTTCTTTCAATCTTTTTTTGACCTTTATCCAATCAATAGTTTTCCTGGGATAAATACCTGTTACCACATCTTTGTCATACTCAAGCATTCTAATGACAGCTTCTGGGTTAAAAGCTAAATCAGAGTCTATGAATAATAGATGACTATAATCACCATCCATAAACAATTGCACCAAAGTGTTTCTAGCTCTGGTTATTAATGATTCATTACCAATTGTTCCAAACTGTAATTCTATTTTTTTGGATGCAGCTAAAGCTACAAGTTGCATACAGCTTTTAAAATAGTCTGCAGTAAGCATACCACCATAACAAGGAGTTCCTATAAATATTTTAGTCATCTTTAAATTTTTTTACCTCATCAATAATTAAACGTGGATCAATCTCTACACAATAAGGATAATTTGACGTTAAATTTATATTGGTGTTGTATCCAATTCTTTCACAAGAAGTTGAACCCCATAACACCACTCCTTTTTTATTAAAAGATTGATTTGAAACCATGTGTTGTAAAGCACTATCAATACATATAAAAAAGTCACAGTATTTTGACAAGATCATAAAATCCTGTGTCGTGCTAAAAAGAGAAGCTCCCGTCTCATCATTAAATTTTGTTTCACCTATATATTGCTGCTGTTCATTGGGATGACCAAAAACTATAAACATGTGTTGCGGAAAATTTTCTTTTAAAAAATTTATTAACTCTTGCCCATATTTATAATTTCTACCATGATTAGAAGTATCATAGTTATTAATCATCACGCCCTGTCCTCCTGTAAATTGTAATAATACAAATTTATTCATGGCTTGTATGTGAGGCAGAAGAACTTTTTCTCTTTCTTTATTAATACCAAAGTTGGGTCTTACATCTTCGACCTCCACGTCATATAGTTCTGCCCATTTTCTTACAATGTTTGATTCTCCTTTTAACCAATCACTTTTATAAGGATCGTGAAAAAAAATATTATTGTAACTAGAAAAGTATTTGTAATATGTGTCGTAAAAAATATCATTAATAAGATATTTAGAATCAGCTACCTGCGGACAATATAAAAATAATTCTGGATAAGCAGAATTTATAACTAATTTTTGTTTATATTTTTTTATTAAAGGTTTAAATAAAGCTGTAAATTGAAGGTGTTTACCCACACCACCCGAAATATTATATAAATTAGGCTTCACTATAACTTACTGTCAAATACTCTATCTTCTTTACCCATCCTTTTGGTATAGCGATAGCTCCACCTCCGTGATTATCATCTTTATCTATACACCAAGATCGCATAATTACTATTTTGTCATCATTATTTACAACCATGTATCCTACTTCTTGGCACACGGCCAACGGAGCATCTATAATTTCTTTTATTGGTAGCCAACCTGTTTCTGTGTCCTTGGCATCAAGCCAAGTAATTCTGACCATTGGTATTTTATTTATGTTCATCCGTAGTAAGAGTTGCATCTTTAGGCACTAAACGCAAATTAAAAGACACAGATCTTCGTTCTTCATTCGGTGTTCTGAATGGATACACCATGTGTGTTAGCCAAGATGGAAATAAAAATATATCACCGACTTCTGGTGGATGTTGTAGTTTATGGCCACTAAAAATTTTAGGATCTCCACACATAAAAACGATGTCTCCTACACTTGGATAATGGTCCTCGGCTACTCTTTCTTTATCAATGCTTTTTGGCATCTTTGTATAAAATACTCCTGATAAATCACCATCATGCATATGTGCTGGATTGAAGTCTCCTGCCCATTGGCTCACGGCCCACATGGATTCAATAACCATCTTATCTATTTTTTCTGGTGCCAGTGTTTCATTAGCTGGTGGTATAGATAGATAAGATTTTACCATTTCACCAATTAAAAATACTAATTGTTGACCATCGCCATCTATCCACTCTGGAGGCATTCTAACCTCTTGCTTTACATTACCAGCTAAATTAGGAGACCAATCCCACTGTTTAGCTAATTTAGGATCGCCAAGTATTTCATCACACTTCTTATTGACTGTATCGATTAAAAAATTAGGAACTTTTCCTTTAACAACTGTAGGGCCAAATGGTCTAATTGCATCAAACTTTAATTTAATTTCTTTTTTAACTTCCTCCATGGGAACACCTCATTCTTTTTCTATTGTCATATAGCAATAATTTGCCTATAAATATACAATTAAATAGGCTTAATTTACAAGGCCAGCCTCCTTGCACTAAAACAATCATGATTTGCA